CGCGGTGCTGCGCTATCTGATGGATAATAACCGCTGGGATGCGGTCACGCCGGTGGTGACCGAGAGCGCCGCGGTGGACGGTTTGGCTGGCATCGAGCTCGATCTCAAGACGGTGCCGCCGGACGGCGGTAGTCCACAGCAACAACCGGACTATGATGTGATGTTCAAGCCCGTCGACAACGACGGGTTTTTTTATGACCCGCGCTCGTTCAAGCACGACTTCGAGGACGCACGCTATCTCGGTATGGGCAAGTTCGTCGACGAGGAACAACTCGTTGAAATGCTGCCCGGCATGGAGGAGGAGATCAAGGCGGCGTGCGATGCCAACACCGAATTGATGAGCAACAGCGACCGGGACAACAGGTGGTTCGCGACCAATGGCGACTTCAAGCAAATTCGATTGGTTGATATTTGGTACAAGTCAAAGGGCGGATGGAAGTGGACGCTGTTCACGGGCTCTAAGATACTTATGCAGGGCGAGTCGCCGTTCGTGGATGAGCACGACCAGCCAATTGCAAAATACATCATGTTTTCGGCCGCGGTGGATCATGACGGCGATCGCTATGGTTTCCCGCGCAATCTTATGTCGCCGCAGGACGAAGTTAATCAGCGCCGATCGAAGGCGCTACATGAGCTAAATAACCGCCGCATCATCGCCACCAAGTCGGCGATTGCCGACAACAACGTCGAGGCCTTGCGCCGCGAGGCAGCGCGCAGCGACGGCATCGTGCTGGTCAACACCTCGCTTGATGACATCCGATTTGACGATCAGGCCAAGCAAGCCGCGGTGATGGGGCAACTGCAGTTCATGCAGGATGCCAAGCAGGAGATCGAAACCTTCGGCCCGAATTCAGCGATGATCGGCGGCGATGCGGCGAGCGGCGGATCGAGCGGACGTGCCATTGCGCTCTTACAGCAGGCCGGTCTGGCCGGGCTCGGCCCGTATATGTTCAATCTCAGGGGGTGGAAGGTCCGAGTGTATCGCGCGCTATTCAATGCGGCGCAGAAATATTGGACCAACCAACGCTATATCCGGGTGACCGACGCCGAGGGCGAGCCGCAGTTCGTGCTGATCAACGAAATGATCAACGGCCCGGACGGCCAGCCATCAGGCATGATGCGCAATGCGATCGGCGAGTTGGATGTCGACATCATCCTGGATGAGGGCCCCGACACTATCACGCTGATGCAGGACACCTACGAGGCGATTTCTCAGGCGCTTCCGGCGGTGGCGCCGATGCTCACCCCCGGCCAGGCTACTGCGGTGATGCGGGTGCTGATCGAAACCTCGCCGCTGCCGGCCGATGTGAAGAAGACATTCCGCGACGCCGGCGAGCAGGAAGGGCAACAGCCCGATCCGAAGATGCAGGAAGCGCAGGCCAAGCTCGCCCTGCAGCAAGCTGAAGCGCAGGCCAAGATTGCGGTGGAGCGCGAGAAGATGCAGGCCGAAAACGCGCACAAGGAAAAGGCCGCAATGATCGAGTTGGAGATCGAGAAAAACAGGTCGGCCAACGATATCCAGATCGAGCGCGAAAAGGCGTACGCGCAGATGGAGATCGAGAAGTTCAAGGCCGAGCAGCAGACGCAATTGGCAATTGCCAAGGCAGACGTGGAGTTGCGGCAGAAAGCGGCGGTTGCACAGCAACAGCAGCAGCCAGCGTTTGATTTCGGGCCGCCCGACGACGAGGTAACCCAGCAGGCGCTGCACTATCGCCAGGGGCTGGAGTTTGAGCGCAAGCGCGAGAGCGAGCGCAGCAAGGCCGAGGAACGCCGCATCAATCAGACCGATGCCGCTTTGTCCGCCTTGGCCGCGGCGATCGCGCAATCACACCAGGGCGTGCTGGCGGCGGTGAGCAAGCCGCGCAAGGCGACCATTCACCGTGATCCGAAAACCGGCAAGGTGATCGGCGCATCGTCAGTAACGGAGGATTAAGATGGTAGACAATATCAATGTCGATCCCGGTACTGGCGTTGGCGCCGTTCCCGTCGCAACCGATGATGTTGGCGGCATCCAATATCAGGTGATCAAGATTGCGACCGGGGCAGATGGCGCGGCAACTGTCATATCGGGGGCCAACCCGCTGCCAGTTTCCGGCACCGTTACCGCCAATGTCGGCACCGGTACGCAACCAGTAAGCGGCACTGTTGCCGCAACGCAAAGCGGCACATGGAACATCGGCAGCATCACGACGCTGCCGGTGCAATTCGGGGCTGGGGCCTCCACCTCCACCACGCAGCGGGTAACCATCGACACCGGCCAGGTCGGCTCGCTCGTCGCGGGCGGCGTTCCCTGCGTGTCTGGTGGCACTGAATGGGAAACCGTTGCTGCCTCGCAAACCGATCAGTCGCTCGGGGCGACCGGTGCCACCGGCGACTATCTCGAAAGCCTGTTATGTGTGGTGGCGACCGCCGCAACCTCGCAGGTGCAGATCAAGGACGGGTCCGGTTCTGCCATTACCGTGCTGCCCAATGCGGTCGGCGCAGGCGTTGGCACCTATCCCATTCCCATCGGACTGGTGAGCCTGGCAGGAGCCTGGAAGGTGACCACTGCCGCTGGCGTCAGCGTCATCGCGACCGGGAATTTCACCTGATGTTCCACAGTCGTCGTGCTCTCATTGCCGCTTCGCGGCGCCCCTTCGTCGCGGCTGGTGGTGGCTGGACGCCCGCGAGTGTATCAACCGACGTTTGGTACGACGCATCCAACGCCGCGACGATCACATCGTCGGGCGGTCTTGTCAGTCAGTGGAACGACCTTTCCGGCAACGCTCGCCACGCCACTCAATCCAACAACATCTATAAATTCACCGACACCGCATCCGTTCAGAATGGCAAGCACGGCCTTTTAAGCATTCGCGAGGATGGAAGCGGGAATGCTAGCTTCATGCAAATCCCTTCCTTCACCCGCAATATGCCATTCATGATGTTCTTCGCTGTGAAGATCACTACCCTCTTCACTTCGCAATATGCGGCCCTTTATGACAATGACGTAGTAAGCATGTCGGGCAATAGAGTAATTGTGTTTGCCGATAATGAAGACGGTTCTGGCGACCACCAAGCCATGCTCACAGCCAGCACTCAAGCAGCCAAGGGCGGAAGTGTGCTCTCAAACAACACTCCCTATTATTTTAGTTGCGTCTTTGATGGGGCTTCATCGAAGATGCGAAAGAATGGCACTCAAGTCAGCACGTCCAACACCATCACATCGGGCGGAATTAGTGGGTCTTTATCTGGCATGTTAGGGGCCTGGGCCTCTGCCGACGGGTTTCCCGGCTACTGGCTGGAGTTCTTTATCATCCCCACCAACTCCACCACCGATATGACCAACGCCGAAAGCTATCTTGCTACGAAGTGGAGCATCCCGTAATGCCGGGACTGAACAAACGCTCCGTCCTGAATATGAATATCCTGCTCGGCGGCGCGGGGGACAATGCGTTCATCAATTTTATCAAGCCTGGAGGATTTATTCAGGGCGCGGGTGTTGACCTCGATCAATTGGATGCGCAGGGATATCCGATTGATAATTCGCAAGTGAGCGGGATAAATCCGTTTTCACAGCTACAGCTACCGGCGTCTTCAAATACTACCGGACCCTATGTCTTGGCGTGGACGGGCAAGGGAACGGTTTTGTTAAATTTGGGGACATGGACAGTCAATGCGGGACTAAGCAGCGGCTACTCTGAGATATCGAACGGCCAATATAGCGGCACCAATGCGTATATTGTTGTAAGTCTGACTGCCTTCACGGGGGGGTTACTCACACTCTTTTTGACGGCAACGGACCCGGATAACACCAACAACTACGTCCGCAATTTGAAATTCTATCGCCTCGCTGATGAGGCCGACCTAAATGCGGGTAAGGTCTTTCGTGCTGGCTGGAAGCAGACGATCCTCGACCTCAATCCCGGGTGCATCCGTCCTTTGAACTGGACGGGCGGTTCTGCCGGGATGCAAACCAGATGGTCAAACCGCATACCGCCAGATTATATTTCTTATGTGCATTGTTATGCCAATCTGGTGAATTATCCCCAGAGCACCGGCACCAATGTCATCACAGTGGCCAGCGCCACGGGGATGCCAGTGTCGATGACACATGGCGAGGTGGCCGCGTTCAAACTCGGGGGTTCGGCCCTCGTTACCAATGGGCGTCGCACCGTCACTGCCATTACCAAAGCCAATCCCGGCGTTGTTACATCGGCAGGGCACGGCCTCGTCAATGGGCAGAAAGTGGTGTTTCAGATCGGGCAGGGTATAGACTCAATGCATCAGCTGCATTGGAAGGTCTGCACCGTCGCCAACAAAACCACCGACACGTTCGAACTATCAGGGCTTAATACAAGTAGTTTCAGCACATTTACAGCCCCCGGCTACTATCCCGGGGCTGTCGTTAGTGAATACATCAGCATGAATGTTGGGGCGAGGGGGGAATACCCCGTGGTCAATGCGGGCGGATACCCGCCCGGCTTCGACGGCCAACAACTATTATCGGGTGGGTATATACACTTTGTCTTCGACAAATATATCGTCGGCAACAGGGATACGGGACCGGGCGCATGGTTATGTATGGCGAACGCGAACGCC